CTCGAGGGCGAGTCGGATCTCGTCGAACAGCTGGGAACCGCCCTGCATCTCAAAGCAGCATCCTGGTCGCAGGTCCAGCGAGGTCAAAGTCCTCAAAGCCCTCCGCTCTTAGGACCGGACTTAGAGGAATTGCCTCCGTTATTCACCCAATCGGAGGACATATCTTCGACGCCGCAGCTGGAGCCTGGGACAAAATCTTCGGCTCAGGAAAATACAACATCCGTTACAACTCATTGTGGACACGTGGCGGGCCAGGCATAGGACCCAAACCTGAGTTTTCTCAAGGCTCCGAGCCCGGTTCTATCCGTGTCAGATGGCATGATGTTTGTGTCAACGCAGATATTTTGAGTGCCAATTATCCTAATTTTCAGGTTCAAAATCAGTACTATTTGAACCCTTTGAATTCCAGCACACATCCTTGGCTTCGTGCCATTGCTCTTGACTACCTTGAATATCGTTATCACGGTATTATTTGGTATTATGAGTCTACTTCAGGTGATGCTGTTTCTTCAACTGATTCTGCTCTAGGCCAAGTTATAGGTGCCACCGATTATAATGTCGCTGACTCCAACTTCTCGACCAGAGCACAGATGCTTGAGACCTTCGCTTGTGAGGATGATAAGCCTTCAAAGAATTTTTACCATCCCGTTGAATGCGCGGCTGACGACGGTCCCGTTAAGTGGAGATTCAACACTACTTCTTCAACCCTCGCTGGTGTTACCGGTGACCCTCGTCTTTATTTTCTTGGCAGTACTCAATGGGCGACTGTCGGCCAACAGGCTTCATTTATTGTTGGAAACGTCAGAATTATTTTTGACGTTGAATTCCGCAAACCCTCGACAGTTACCATTGCCACTAACGCCATGTCCTTTGGTATTCCATCCACCAACGGCTCTGTCATCATGGATGGTGTTGGAAATTATCTTGCCAACGGCCAAGCCTTTGGCAACCCCTACTCACTCAACACCACATCAAAAACCATAACCTTTAGTAATGCTAATGCTCTCTCTCAAGGGGGCAATGCGTGGCCAATTGGTAACTACAACCTTTCCGTTTATTCCAAGGCTGCTTGTCTTAATGGTTCCAGTGGTACCTACACTTTGTCCACTTTTACTCAGGAAGTACTCACTGGAGCGGGTAGTGGTTTTGCGTACCCCTCCGACTACCTCCAGGGCTCCGTTAGTGGTTCAACCCCTGTCACCAGTCAATCCTACGGAAATGCTCAGCAGTCAAGTGGTGTCCAATGTAACAACGGCAGTCTGATTGCCGCTGCTCATTATCACCCTCTCCTCGACCTCCCTCTCACCAATTCTACCCCATCGACCGGTTATGATTATTGGTACACAGCAAATTACTTTGTCAGTTGGGACCCGAGAGCACATCCTCTTTTTGTCCTTACCTTACCTAGTTATTATACTGCAATTACTGGTCCTTCCAGGATCATTCAGACATCCATGTTCACTTTGGCATATGCTGGCCCTGGAACTAACCAATATGCTGGTTCGTATGGGGTTTCTGACATAATTCCCAAGGGTCCCCCCCGATTAGTCTCCACACCCCAAATTGAGGTGTTGGCTGATCCTGAACCCAATGACTCCAAGGATGAGGAAGAA